CTGAAACTTCGTCGGAGTCAACTCGGCTCCCTGTGTCTGGTCAACGCGCACCGTGTTGGGACTGGCTGTCGCTATGAGACCGTTAAAATCCGTATAAGTCGCCACGCCAGCCCTTGTAGCCGTAATAACATCAAGCGTGTCTTGCTTGCTTGGGTCTAGGTCTAGCGTTGGATTCTCCAGCGTGCCTATCATCGACGTGCGAGCGTCAAAAAGCAAATAAGGATCAAGGTCTAATGGATTAAATCCTCCACCTTTTGAAAGCAATCCGGCGTTAAAGAAAATGCCAGCTTTGCCGTGAAGACCGGACTTAGCAGCATCAATACCTGGGTCTGGCCTCTGGAGCTTCATTCTTTCTTTTCTAAGACTAGCTCTGTATTAGTTGCAGAAGGAGTAATCTCCAAGGTATCGTCAGAGGAAAACGTAAGCAGGAACTTTTCCTGACCGTTCGTTACTGGCGATCCTTCAACTTCAATATATGAGCCATTCAAAGCCTTCCTTTTAATCGTAAGATCTCCAGCGTTAGCAGACACATAGTATGTGCGGCCCCGCTCAATCTTAATAATGTCAGGATTGGTATCTGGGAATGTAATTGTCATTTTTATTTATGGTTAAGATTTTTTCTCAGGCGCTTTCATTGACCAAACGCCGCCGATGATTGTCATAATTGCTCCAATAAGCTCAGGCATAAGGTCAGCACTAAGCCATTCTTGAGCAACAAGATAGCCCCCTCCAAAGGTTAGAAGGTGGCGAATAATTCCAAGGATTTGCTTTTTCATAGTTTTGTTTAGTTAGATATTAGGGGAGGATAAACCATTTACCATCTCCAGTAGTTCCAATTTTGACTGATCCATATTGAGAGTTAATGACATAATCATTAGTGCTTCCATTAATCGTATCTGATCCACTAGCGCTAATAGTAATACTTGAAGTCTGAGCAGTGCCAGCCGAATCTATAATTGTAAACACCCTCATGTTTGTTGAAGCACGATAATAAGCTGAATTTGTAGCTCTTAAAGTTACGGTTCTGACTCCCGTGTTATCCATTAAAATAACATCCTCAAATCCCTGTGGACCATAACCACCTGATGTAACATTAACTGAAAATGTATTTCGTTTAAATGCGTCAGCGCGGACATAATTTCCTCCCATTTCAATAACGCCCTGCAAATCATCGTTATTAAGGTTATTAAAAGGAACTGCACCACGCCAATGTAAAGCCCCACGATGATTTGAGTCTGATGGAAGAAGGCTAGTTCCTAGTCTCCAGGGTATCGGGCAAAGAAATACCGAATCATCATTAGCTGTATTAGAATCACCTTGAGATATTCTAACTCTAGAAGTTGGAGAGGTGCCAGGCGCTGCTCCCGAAAGATGAAGATGAGCAGTTCCAAATACTGTTGAGTTAGTATCTAAAATTTCAGCAATTTCCTTCTGATTCCCAGCTTGCACGTTTTGGCAATTTACAATCTTAACAGATGAATTACCATTTACAGTGATAGGAATAATTGTTGTCGAAGCAAGAATGTTAACATTAGAAACAGTCATGCGGGAAGAATTCTCAGCAATTAAAAATCTTTCAGTGTAGCTTTCGGCCTGTCCACCTTCAATATGCGCTAGAGAAGCATTTGCGCTAACATCAACACGGTTTCCTGTTGTGTCTTGAAGTTGAATCCAAGCAGATCGAACAGATTGTAATTTAATTCCAATATCACAAGACGACATAGAAACACCGTAAAAAACGTGACAGTTATTTGTGGCAGAACTGCCATTAGAAAGGTGTAATCCAACTGCGCTGCAACTTTTAATGTTAATTGAACGACCATTTAATCTAGCCGCGCTTGATGAATATATCCCCGTATGCCAACCAAGAACAGTAAGGAAGTCATACCTCCACCCTTCACCAACCCAAAGAGTTGAATTTGGATCTTCAGTGTTAGTGATGCCTTTTTTAGTAGAATTTGCAGGCCCATAAATTAACAATGTTCTAATTTGACCCCAAGAAGAGCTTGTAGAAGAGCTTGTTGGGAAGTTAGTTGTATTGCTTTCGTTAGGATTGTCTTCAATTTCAAATCCATTAACATCTTGAACCCATTGCAAAATTGTGCTTGTTGAGCTTTCTCCTTCAATGATTTGCCCTTGAGTTTTTAGTTCAATAGTAGTTGATATTTTGTAAGTCCCGTCAGCAATAAAGACCCGACCACCAGTGTCACAAGCCTTCTGGATCGCTAAACCGTCAAGCTCTTCACTGATGTTAACACATCGCGGATACACCGCTTGAGCTAGCGCCAGCGTGGAGTATGAGCCGCTAGCAGGGTGTGAAGCTCCATCGCCAAACGCTCCGTAATCTTTAGGGGTAACAGCACCCGCTACGTTTTGTGTAGCTGATTGAGCCGATACTGCCGCAGCTTCAGCAAGTACACGCTCTTGGTTTGCATATCCAGCTTGTTGTTCAGCAGTGTTCGCAAAACCCTGCACTTGACTCAAGGTAGGAATATTTAAATGAGTAGACTCTTGGGTAGCAGATCTTAAAATAGGATCTCCATTTGCATCAAAACCAACAGTTGTGTTTATCTTGTTTTGAGTAGTCGTATTAGGAGGTAAAAACGTAGATCTGTCCTTAACCTCTTGATTAATAAGGATTTGCCTATCAAAGCCTTCTGCAACCTCAGTGGCTGGCATACGTCCGGCTGTCTGAAAGTCTTTATTTTGGGTAAGCGATGTCTCCCGATATACGGAAATTGCTGCACCTGACGCTACTGTAGAAGTCAGCTCAACACCTGTAGATACTTTATTCCACCCTATACTATTGCCTGCAACTTCAACAATCACAGTTGATTGCCCAAACCAAATAGCCGGAACGGGAATTACCTGATTTGCTAAACCCGTCCCAGTTGCGGAAATAGGAGTATATTGCTCAGTTACTGGCATAGCTGTTAATAAATGTTGTTTCGTTGACTTTCAAGGTTTAAAAGTTTGATAAGGTTACTAATCACCAATTCCGAATCTTTTTAGCTCCCTTCTGATTACATGGTAATATGTAGGAGCTGAAGGCATAGTTTTTCCAATTCCTACAGCAACTTCATCAACACCTTCAATAAACTCTCCGTTTATAATATCAGACAGTCCTCTTACGGCTTTTGTTAAACCGTCTAAAATTGGTATTTTTTCGTCCCAGATTCTTGTTCCTGCAATTGAACTAAACCCTAGCTCAGCAAAATCTCCTGCAATAAATAACCCGTTTAACGGACCCATAAGAACCGCTCGTAAATAATTTTCTGCTTCAAAATCTTCATCGTCATCAACAAAACTTCTTAGCGCGTCGCTAGCAAACTGAAACATTAAAGGCAATATTACCTGTCCAATTGCTAGCCTCCTGCCAAATTCCTTTTTAGATCCCTTTTTTCCTGCTTTGGCGTCTAAAAATGATTCGTATAAATTAGAATAGTATTGTCTTGGGCTTGTTTTATACATTGTAAACATTTTGAACAATGAGCCTCCTCCTTGTAGTGATGAGAGATCTTTTAAATCTCCAGCTTGCTGAGCGCGATCTGTAATCATTTCAAAGTCTATTTTGGCTTTAGCTCTTGCTTCTTGCTCACTAAGACCTTCTTTAATAGACATATCATAAGACCTCTGTTTAGCCATCCAACCACCTGCGATAACTGGTATAATATCTCCAATTTTGCCAGTAAGCATTCCAAATTGAAGCCCTTTTACAATTAATCCTTTTTCATTTTTAAGACCGTCAATAACATCTCTTTCATAACCTTCTTTAAAACGAGTCTGAACATACTGTTCTTTAAGCATTTCGTTAAAGTTGGCGATGGGATTTTTAAGGAATTTAAATTGGTATTTAGCAAAATCTTTAAAAGACATATCGAACGCATACGCTGGAAGTGAAGTTAGCTGCTTAATTCCAACGCCCCAGTTGTAAGACAATGAAGAATAAGTGTGGGCAAGTCTAAGTTTATCGACCCATCTTAAGTGCGTAGCTTTTCTGTTTCCGCCATCTGCAAACCACTCTAATCTTTCATTGATAGCACTTAACAAAGAAGAGCCAGCGTAATCTTTTACGTTTTGTTTAACAGATTTATCATTAAACACCGTTCTTAGCATTTTAACTGTTTCAGCCCACGAAATATAATGGTTTGTTTGAACCATGTGTTCCATATAGATGGATATAGCATCTGCTGACTGATCAACTTGTGCAAAATTTGTTGTTCTGGAAATGGTGAAAGTAGGAGTAACGCTCATGGCTTTACTGCCATAACTATCAATATCCATGTCTTTTACTTTTCCTTCAGCTATTCTTCTTGCAGGAGAATAAAAATCAGTTTTAGGCAATGAGATTCCATTAGCTTTCTTAAAGACCTCATTAACTACATTGTAGTTTTCTTCGTATTCATTAGTAAGCCAATCTCGTATCTCAATAGACTCAGGAGTCAAAAACTCCTCCATCTGTTTCATTGTATCTTCAGTATAGCCTTCGTGAATCATTGAATCACGCAATCCTTCTTGTCTAAAAAGCATTGTTAGGTTAATGGCCTGAGCTTGTGATAAAGTTAAATTATCTGGAGTTCCGACATTTGCGGATTTATATTCAATGGGCTTATTTCCTTTTAGGGATACAGGATCACTCTCAATCTTTTTAGGTTCTCTTTCTGCTTTTTTGGCTTTTTTGTTTTCTGCTTCTTGTTTTGTCTGTCTAGAGCTTTCAGATTTTTCTATTAATGATTGTTTAATTTCATCATATTTAGCTTTTGCTGACTCCCACTCCGATTTAGTTAACCCAAGGGTCTCTATTGTAGTTTCCCCACTTAAGACGGCCTCTATATTAGAGACGCGAAGTTTCTTTTTCTCAAACGCCCCCTTGCCTTGGTAATCAATGCGAATTACTCCTGTTTTTTCCTGCTCTTCCATTAACGATTCATAAATCGCATTTGATAAAGAAAGTCCTTTTTTCCCTTTAAAAACTGAAGAAAGAAAATCTTGGTATCTTCTTTGCATTTGTCCGTTAGCATTTTTTTCATTATGCGTGCTAACATGAACCATTGTCGATAAGCGCTTGTGAGTTTCGCTAGCTAATGTTCCTACTTCTTTGTTTTCTCTAGAAAGGTTGTTCATCAACCATTCGAAAGAAATATTCTTTCTATGAAAATCAGACAATCCTCTAATCTCTATATTTTCAGCTCCAATTTTTGATAAAGGAACAACGGATTTTTGTCTTTCTTTTTTTCTAAGCTTAGCCTCACTAGAAAGCATTTTCCCTTTGCCGCCTGTAACATCATTATTTACAATTGCTTTAACCTCTTCTGCTTCTTCTTTAAACTCAGCATCAGCAATTTCTTTTAGAGTTTTTCCGGTTTCAACTACAGCATTGAGGTTTCTATAAAACCCATCAAGGGCCATAGCATTCATCCCTTTAATATTTCCAAAAGATAAAAACTCAACCAAATCATTTACAAGCTGGTCCATTGTTTCTGGATCAACTTCTCCCTCCATTTCTTTTTGAATAGCGTCTGTCTTTTTGCCAAGTTCCTCGGCTGACATTTTAGACAACTTTTCAATCTCCATTGCGCGGTCAGCGTATTCTGCCGCGATCTTAGATTTAAGAATTCCTTTGCTGTCCTTTTTAGGCTTAGCGCGATCAAATAATTTCTTTATCTGTTTCTGGTATTCGCCTTTTATCCAGGCCTCAACTACAGCATCAACTTTCTCCATTCTTTTTAGGAGAAACTCAATTCGTTTTTCTTCGGTATTTAGTTTAGAGATCTGAGTAAACCCTCCAATTTTTCCTCTTAATTCTACAGGTAAAGAAACAACAATAGCATCAAGGGCTACTAACGAGTCTCTAATGTCGGACACTTTGCTTTTTGCTTTAAGATCAGAAATCTGAGCTTCTAGCTTAGTTATTTCTTTAGATACTTCAAACTCTCTAGCAGCCTGTTGCCTTTTAACCTCAAAATCAGCAGTTTTTAACTGAGATTCTAGCTTAGCTTTTTCAGTTGCAATCTTTGATTTAGCTAACTTCTTTTCGTCAGAAAATCTTTTTCGCTCAGCCTTTAATCTTTCTGATTGAGTGGCCTTAGCTTCTTTCACAAGAGCTTTTTTTGCACTGCCTTTAGCTGCTTCAATCCTGTGGTTATATTTAGCGACAATATCTTCCCCGATTTTAGCCACTTTGTTTTCGTGTTGCTCTTTTAGCTTTTCAACGTCAGTCTCAAAGGCTTGATCAATTGCACCAAGCTCAACTTTTATTTCATCTACTTGGTCTTTTGAAACCTCACTTACTTCAACTTGAATTTCTTTTAGGTCTTCTTTTTCTTCTTCAAGAGCTTCTATTTTTGACCGGCGATTAATGTCATTAATATCACTGCCTGTAAGAGATTTCACGTCTCTTTTAATGCCCGTTATTTTATTAAGAATACGCTGGAACATTTCAGCGCGAGCCTCTGGATCTTTAATGCGTTTAGTTACGTCAGTCACAAGACTGGTAGCCATCTTATCAGACGCTATAGAAAAACTAGGGGATGAAAGGTTAACCGGATTTCCGTTCTCTTCAGTGATCGTAATATCAGCATCGTTAAAAATGACGTAGTTAGATGTGCCTTCTCCGTCTGCTCTACTAGCTCCATCAAGGTAGCGGATGCCTTTGATTCCTGCTGCGACAAGGGCTTCGGAGGCTCTTTTTGACCCTATAGTTGATTGAAGTTGGTTGTAAGCTTGCCTACCGTCCAAGTATTCACCTTTTTCTAATCGATTAGCGGCTTCCCTCACATCCAGAAACATTGACGCATCTCCTTGTAATATGGTTAGCATCTTAGACCTTATTGACTCACTTTGCTCACTCATCGGCTTATTCCAATCAAGAAGCTCGTCCTGCTCGACGTTTAGCTCTACGGTGTAGAGGGAGCCGGAAGCCCACTCTCCAGACTCTTTGTATTTTTCAAGAAACCTGATGTCCTGCTCAATGGCACTAGCATAGGCATCCGCGCCCCCCTTTCTATATTTGCTAGCTCTTTCCCTTGCCTCAGTAAGAGCCACATCAATATCGCCCCCCGCTTTTTTGAGCCTTCTTTTCGCAAATCCGGTATCGGTCAAGTCGTCCCTATACCTCTGCGCCACATCCTCACTCTCAGCAAAGTAAAGCCCATACCCGTAAGCCTGAGCGCCCTCTCCCGTGCCGATCTGCTCAGTGCTAAACTCGTCTACCTTGTGCGGTGTCCCGTGGAAAGCCGAGATTGAAAACGAAGCTGGGCCAACAACCCCACCATCCTTAGTTGGAAAAGTTTGGGTGATGGCTGTCGGAGTTACCTCGGATCGACCAAGGGAGAAAGATGCCGATCCCATGCTTGTTTCAGCAGACCGCATCATATTTCTCTCAGTTTTTCCTGCTTTAACAGGTAATACTTTCCTAAGATGAATAGGCTTTTTAAAAAAACCTAACCCTTTGCCTTTAATTACAACAGGATAACTAAGATGGTTTTCAGCTCCAATTTCTTCAGCTTTTGAAGATGATTTTTGATTAGGTTCAAACTGAACAGCAGAAACAATAGTTCCAGTCTCTAATTGATCAAGATCAGGATCAGTAAAAAGATCTACCATTTTAGAAATGTTTGGAAACCCTCTTGCTACAAGTTTATCACCTCCAATTTTTGAGCCTTTATTTTCACCAACTTTCTTAGCGTTGTAAGCAAAAAACATTCCAGACCTAATTTCAAAGGTCGCTGTTTCCATAGCAATAGAAAAATCGCTTACCGTTTTCCATTCCTTTTGAAACAAAGATGCCCACTCCGAGTTTTCTTTAAACTTCTTTGAGTTTACCGTAGCTTCTCGCAAGTTATTTGTTACTTCAAGAAAATCTGCCTCATTAAGAGACCCGTCTTCAATTGCCCATTTTACCTCTTCAACGTAAGCTTTTAGAAAAGTCGGATTAGCTCTAAGGTTTTCTTTTGAATAAAGAGTAACAAGCCCAATCCCGTCAGTAGATGCTACTCTTTTTGCAAATCTAGTAAACATACCTTCAGTAGTAAAAGCCCATCCAGCTTTTGCTTTTCCGTGTCCTTTAATAAAAGGATACTTTGGACCACCTTGAAGATCAATTTTGATTCCGCTTTTTGGATCTAAGCCAGTATAAACACCAACTCTTGTTCTGTCTGAAAAGTAAACAAACTTCTTTTTCCCTTTTAATAAGCTCTTTGTAATTATTGGTGCTTTTCCCGCAATAGAAAAAGACACTTCTCCAGCTTGGCTATCGCTAAATTTATCATCATCGATCTCAACATCGGCTAAAGTCCCAGGCTCATCTTCAATACCTTCTTTGATTTCTGTTTCAGTAAGAGGCTCTCCTTGCTCGTCTCCATCTCTATCTTTGTAAGGCTTAATATCTTTTGCTAAAGAAAACGATGGGCCTTCTTGCTGAATTAATTCTTCCCTAGACTGTAAGACTTGTTCTTCGTGTTGCTCTTGCAGGGTTTCTCCCAAAACCATTGCTTCAAACTCTTGCATTTCTGCTGCGTCAAGCTTGCCGTCTCTTACAGCTTTTTGTAAAATTACTGCTCTAGTAAGGTCTAAAGCAAAAAAGTCCTTCATCGCTCTAATGAACGCTTTAAACTGACGAGCGCCTGGAACATTAGCTCTAACCATTGCGGAAAGGTTTTTGTTTAACAAGCTTCTAAGCTTTGATTTTTTGCCGTTTCTTGTTCGCAAAATTGCAATTTCTGCAAAATGCGCCCACGCTTCATCTAAGGCTGTCTCCGTAACAGTATCTCCGTCAATACCTTTAAACTCTACAGATTGCCCTGTTTTAGTTTTTCTACCTTTTAATTCAGCATTAAGCTTTCTGAAAAATGAAATTTGCTTTTCTTCACTAAGCTCTCCTCGCGCAATTAACTCTCTCCTTACATGATGAGATCTTTCGTGAATAAGTGTAAAAATATTAGATCCACCATAAAGTTTTGTTACATCTTCAATTCTGCCCTGTATTCCTTTAGGTATTGCTACACCTGTAACAATTTGCTGAGGATTAAAAACAGCTTCAGTTACAGCGCCAGTACCTCCTTCCGCAACTTCAATTAACTTAGATTCTTCTGCTATCCTCCTAGCTGACTCAGGAAAGATTTTATTTGCCATTTCGGGAGTTACAATTTGCGTAGGAGAAATCTCTTGAGTTACTCCAGTATCTTCCGAAACTTGTTTTGCGGCTTCAATAAGAGAACTCATTTCGTCAATAACGTCTTGAGTTGCGTTTTCTCGCATTCCTATTGTATCAAGAACAGCCTCGGTTGCTTCAGTGGCTGTGTCAGCATAAGAAATAACCGCATCAGTTTGCTCGTCATAAACCTCAAAACCTTTATTATCTTTAGAAGTTCTAACGCTAGGAATAACTCCAGAATCTTCTAATTTCTTTAAAGCTTCTTGTTCTTTTTTAAGTTTTTGTTCTAACTCTTTAGTTGCTTCCTTTGCGCTTTCTGATTGTGGATCACGATTTTTTAAAGCGTTTTCTACCGCATTTGTTGTTTCGCCTGGAGTTTTAGCTTCATCAATAGCGGCATTATCTTTTGGTTTAAACCCCCAAGCTTTTCTAACAATAGGTGAAGTCGTCTTAATAGCTGCGGCTCTATTATCAGCAGACAACCCTCTTGCTGCCGGTATAAATGACAATGGGGCAACGGCTACAAATGTTGTAATGGTTTTGTTAAAATAACCATCAAAGTATCCATCTTTTCCGTTCTTCCATTCAATGTCAGGAATTTCTTTTTGCAGCTCGCTTGCAAGATCTTGAACAGTTTCAGAAGTAAGCTCCTGCATTAACTCAATAGTAGTCTCGCCCAAACTTGCTGCTAAAAATCTGCCCGTAAACCTTGTAGCTTTAGTTTTTAATAAGCCGTCAACTTTTCCTAATACTTTTGAGAATATTGGAGATTTACCTCCAACTATATTTGCTTGCAGTTTTTCAAGCAAAACTTGAGGGGCGGCAGAAACAGTAGATAAAGCCTCTGCTATTTCAGCAGCTTTTTCTCTAGGAACGCCATTTGCAATTAATCGACCACGATATTTCTGCCTTTCAAATTCTCTAATAGTTCCATATGTGGCAGTCATTCCCACAATTGGCACAAACGCCATTGCTGTAGTAGTAACAGCTCCAGGTATTGCATAAACACCTTCTTCAACAGCTCTTAACGTAGATCCTTTTTCTGCCAAAGGTCTAATAGGATCATAATCTTCTTCAAATATTCTGCGAACATCTGCAACGAAATCTTGTTCTTTGCGATAAGCAGCAGCCCATTTTGCATCAGCGGCTTTTCTTTCTTGTTCTTTAGCATACCACTCGCCGCCCCCAAATAAATCTGCCAAAGAAACAGTACCGCCTTCTCTTACTATATCTCCTGTTCCTACAATAGCGGCATCAATAGCGCCAGACACACCTCTTCCCGATTTCTTTAAATTTAAACCAAGTTTTTTAAAGCCGCTCTCTAGCTCTTCAGTTGGGTATGTTACTGCTAAATCTCTAAGAACTTGAAGAAATTTTGTTTTATCTTCTTCATTTAAAGTTTTAGCTACAGAACCAGCCTGAGTAATCCATTCATCCCCAGATTGCATTTGGCGAAATGTTGTGCGAAGCTTTGGGATTATGTCCCCATATTGATCGCTAATTGCTTCTTGTGTTTCTGCCCAACGCTTAATTGCTTTGTCTTTTTGACGAATAAAAGCAGGATCATCTTTTACAGATTCGCCAAACTGTAGCTCTATTAACCCATCTCCAAGTATTGCTGAAAGAGTTGCCTGACGATCTACTTTTTCATAAAACTCAAAATCCTCTTTTTTGATTACAGCTCTATTAGTTAAAGAGTTTACAAAAGCTTGCTCAGGATCTCCCAAGTCTTCAGAAAGATCTTTACCAAACAATTTCTTGTAAGCTTGATTTCTACTTGTTTTGTATTCAAAAATTGTTGGAGGATCATACCCAAGCTCTGCCTCCATAGTGGCTCTAATTAATGCTCGGTTTTTAACTGGCTTAGTTGATTCTGGTAAAAAGTTTTCGTAATCCAGAACAGCGCTTTCTATATTACCTAAAGACTCTCTTACCCAATTGTTTTGAGCAACAAGCTTTTCACTTTCAATCTGAGATAATCCATTATTGGCAATGTCGTCTGCACCTAAATAATAAAGATCAGGAGTAGATATTCCAGAAGGGGCGCTGGCTTTTTCTACGAATTCCGAAACTTCTTGAACTTTTGGAGCAAGCCCTTGATCTGTAATTCCTTTAAATTCTGGAGCATATCTTTTATCTGTAATTCCTTCAACATACGGAGGGTCATCAGGAACTGTAATAGGCTCAATAGGCTCCTCTCTTTCTGGAGCATACCTTTGATCTGTTACACCTGGCACAAATGGAGGCGCGTCAGGAGTTGTTATTGGCTGTCCTTGATAGTCAGGTTCCATGTTTTTAGATTATTTGTATTGCCTATTAAAATTTTTTACTTTGGACGAGCTGGCACTAAATTGCTTTTTGATTTAGAACGTGCTTTAATATCAACATTAAGGCTTTTTATAAACTCAGAAGTTTTTTCAATCGATGCATCAGGGTTAAGTCTTAGCCATTTAGCAAGATCGGACTTATAAGATCCATAAGCAATTGCTTTTTGTTTTTCAAATTCACTAAGCTCTCTTTCGTATTTTTGTTTTTCTGGAGGATCTACAATCATAGTAGTTGGGCCTTTGTATTGGAAAATAGCTTCAAGAACTTTTCTTTCTTTAAGACTGAAATCCTCAACAGCTTTTTCGCCACTACTGTAATACCTACGAAACAAATCAACAGAAGATGGGCCTTTATAAGTTTCATCTTCATCCATTTTGGCTTTTTGCTCTTCTTTTGCTGCTTTAGCTATTGCTTGCGCGTGTTCATTTTTAAAACCAAAAGAATTAAGTCTTACTGGATCTTCAAGTATTCCCTCTTCTAAATAAGTTCCAAGCGCTTTGCCTATTGGTTCTTCCGGCATACCCAAAAAGAACTCATTTTGTTTTGCTATTTCATCAAACTCGTTAAATGCAAAATCATCTCTAGTTTTAATCTTATCTTCGACCTGATCACGAATATCCTCAATTTGTTTTTGCAAATGTTCTTTGTAGTGACTGCTTTGAATTTGCTCTGACAGCTCTAATATGTTGATAAAATTAGTATCAGAATCTCCTTTGTTTGGATCATAGTCCCTAATAAGTGCAGAAACATTTCCAATTAATTGGTTTTGGTATTCTGGAGTAGCAATAATTTTCTTTCTTTCATCGCTGTCTCTACCCTCAATAACACCAAGAAGCTTTGCTGTTTGCGCCGCGCCTAGGTCTGGAGCTACGCGAAGAAGATCTTCTTTTGTGTTAATAGAATTAGCATAAATACCATCCATTGCAGCAATAGATTGGTTTCTTTTCTTTTTACCTAAAGCGCTTTCCGCTGTTGATTTTAATGCTCTTTGTTGAGCCTTTGAAATACCAGGTATTTCTTTTTCAAATGCGGCAACATTCCCATCGTATGCAGCATCTTGCAATGCATCCAAGGTTTGTTGTTCTCTGATTTTGGATACACGACTTTCCACTTCGTGACCTTGCATTTTTAGACTATATGCTGACTCTTTAAGGTTCTCTATAGCCCCTTCATAGTCCCTGTTTTTAAGGTAAGAGTCTTGCCGGTTTTTGAACTCTCCAGATATAATTTGAACTTGAGCAAGACGAGCGTCTCTTTGTGCGCCCCTCATAATCTTTTGCTCGTATGCCATAAGCCTTGTGTTGAGAGAACTCATTGCATCAGCAGATAAGTTTTTAGATGCTAGAGAGTCTTTAAATGAATTTGACGCTTTTGTTAGCTGATCGTCCCAGCTAGCAGGATTATTAAAATTAAGCTTTTGCCGCTCAGACTCCATGTAAGCGCCGTAATCGCTTTCGGTTCGAAAAACGTCAATTTCGTTTTGTTTCTGCAAGATCTCCATCTTGGCATTGTGCATCTCCTCGCCTACCGATCCGACAGCTTGCGCTATTGCTTGCAGGCCAGAATTAGAAGGGACTCCAACTCTGATGCCTGCCGCTTGCTCTGGAGGCACTGCTGGCCCTGTTAAATTTGGTAATTGTGGCATAACTTAATATTTTTCTCCTGGAGTTGCGTCCTTTATGTCTTTCATTTTGCCGGAGATTTTGGCTGCTCCTCCTATGAGTTGACCCATTGCTGTAGCTTGCGCGTTAGCTCTTGCTACTTTGCCTTGATAAATCTGCATCTGAGCTTCGTTTCGCCTTGCCCTATCTCTAAAATTTGACTGTCTGGCTTCGTCTAAAATCTGTAACTCAAGTCTTGAGGTGGCCTCATCAAAGTAATCCGCGCTAGATCCCTGAGTCGTATCAAGGCCAGACTCCTGCATACGGAGCTTGATCGATGATAACGCTCTTTCGTTTTCGGTTCTTTTACGAGCCATGCTTTCTAGCGAAGCCTCTGCCTCTTGCTCAGCCTGTCGCCCAATGACTTTTGCATTATACCTAGCAGACTGCATTGCCATCTGCCCCTGTTGAATTGATGCACCTGCTTTCATTACGGTGCTTGCTATTTGTAAAGGAATTGCCATTTCTTTATATTGTTTGAACCATTTGCGCCATAGGTGGCCCGACTTGTGTAAAACCTGAGCGGGAACACTCCCTGACCATGCCTTTAGACTGAACAAAAGCGATTAGCTTGTTGACGCCTTCTGCCTTAGCTATTTTGTGCAGCTCCTTAAATAAAGTGTCAGCAATCTTTCTAGACTTAGCCACAGTCGAGTCAGGGCTAATAACCATAGCCTCAATAAACCCAAGCGCTCCTGTAACATACAAGAAACACGCACCAACGGGCCTAGAATCGCTTTCTGCCACCAATCCTATGCCAGACTCTAAATCAGACCTGCCGGCCCTGAGAGAGCCGTGTGAGTCCCACCATTCGCACAGCAATGGATAGTGTTCTGGAAAGTAAGGTTTCAAGGTTAGCTGGTCTTCTCCCATTTGGTGATGATATTACGGATAAATACGCCAAAAGGAATATCTGATTGGTAAAAAACATTACCATCAAACGATCTTGGCAGAGTATTTCTGACTTCTAGCTTGCCGCTGTAGAGTGCCGGCGATGATCCAAGGTCTGCATCAGACTGTCTTGGAGTAAGATCTGTAGGCTCCTTAGTGTCATCTGGTGAGTCTTTTGTCTGGATTCCGAGCGAGTTCATAACGTCAATCGTAATTTCTTTGACGCGCTTCTTGTCTCCAGAGGTCGTTCCTGACGCTGTAATGCCCTCTAACGGCATTGGCCACAGCTTGGCCTCAATAGGCAAGCCATAGGTCACCTTGTCGCTAGCGGGTATTGTAATTGAATTACTGGCTACTGTGAATTTGCCTAAGTAATCACCATTTCCAAGAACCTGTATTTCCTTGCCCTCTAGGTGATTCAAGCCTGTAACTGTTGTGATATTAGTGCCGGTAATCGTAGTGCCGCAATCGACATAAAACATATCGTCTTGCAGGCCATCATCTTGTATTCTGATTTGATCGTTCTTTAGCCTTTCAATGTAGCGCTTGGTGCTTCCATTAATGGTTCTTTTCACTACAAAGTAAACCTCGTCCTCTTCTCCGGTAGCCGGAAGGATAGCAACTGACTCAATTGTCCCTCCTTGCGTTTTAAGGCGATACCAGCCCATTTTCTCCACTTCTGGATCAAACACTAGGCAGGCAGCAATACCCTCTCCTGTGACGGCGTAGAGCGTAGAAACACGGTTTAGCTGAAACGCCATCTGCTTGACGCCACCTTTTGTTACGTGTTCAGCCTCTCTAGTCATATCAGCAGCAGCGTAAACGCCCCGCTCATAATCGTTTGTGAGACCTCTGATGATCCTGCCTCCTAGCTGGACGTAGAATGTAAAGTCATCAACCTCTACCGGCTCAAGGTTAGCAGCGCCGCGACCGGCTTGTCTTGCCGAGCTGTTCTTACCTGGCGCTAGAATAGACGACCCGTCTTCACCGGTTAGGTTTCTTATCTGCGAGGATAGCCCTAGAAGCGTCTTTGACTGCTCGGATACCCATTGTATCGGATCTTGGTTGCCGGTCCTTAGAACGTCTTTAAATGGCTGCGAGTCTCCTTGTATGCCACGCTTAAAGTTATCCCATTTATCTACTTCACTGCCCCAGATAGCTTGGTTGTCTAACTTAGTAGAAGCAAAGCAAAGCCGGTTGTTTTTAAAGAACACCTGACTTGGAAACCCTTTTCTATAATTCCACTCATTTTCTGACCAGTGTTTAGTTGCTGCCGTAGAATAAAGCGGTCTAGTTGTGCTTACATTGGCAGTAACTTGTGTCGGAGAAGTGTAACCAGTAATTGTAACTTCTCCTGACTTTTCAACATCAGCAGTTGTCCACGTCACTCTATGGTTTGTTCCGCTAGCAGTATTAAACAATACAACACGGAGCCAAATTGGATTGGCCGACTCATCACCTTCTCTTACGTAGTTATCAGAACCATTGTAAGACGCCATTGAGAATCTAGTTATCCAATTATTAAGAAGCCCATCATCAGACTCTTGAATGCCCCATTCTCCATCCCAGTTACCTTCTGTTCTAAACGACCACTCTCCCTCAATGTAAAACTTCATTACATCAGAAGTTGTCCCTAAAACCTCTGCAACTACACCAGTCGAAAAATGCGAATTTAAATTAATAGGGTTTACTTCAGTTGAAGTTCCTTGAGTGTATGCTGTATGACAAGTGTAATAGAAAACTGTTGAATTGACTTCAAACCAAACCTCATCATTTGGTTGATAGTTATTTTGATTGTTAAATTTGTTTGGGGTTGTTTTTTCTACTTTAGTTTCATTAATAGAGCTTTCTAATACAGTCCTAGGAACATAGTGAGAAATTTTAAACGTGCTTGCATTTGGACTGCCATTTGGATCATCCATGTCATCAGTAAATAAATTACTGGAAGACGTTAAGGTTATACCTGTTCCTGTTGTCGCAGACGCGCTTATAGTAACATCTGTAAGGTTTTCGTCTTCAAACGGCTGGTTCTTAAACTCAAGCAGCGCAAAATCAAACGTAGTGTCAGATGTTCTGGTTAGCTTGTAGGGAGCATGATTAGGTGAAGCAATATAGACAATGTCGTTTGTCGATGTCATTCTTAGGCTAAACACCTCATCCTCAGTGTAGGGAGTAACTTCTTCATCGCTTAATAACACCCCGTTCCTCCAAAACCGTAATTTTAGATCGCTAAATTCTAGCAAATAAGATTGCTCATTAGAAAACGTGAAGCTTTCAAGCCGTGTTTTCTTTGATGAATCTCTGACCTCGCCAATGTATTCAGTGCCAGGTCGCTTTCTCGCGCCGCCAGGTATGGTCGGGGCAAAGTTCTCCATCGTTCTTAGCGATGTAGCGTATCGTGACAGCTCTACACGGCCAAGCATGAGCGGAGACCACTCACCATTAAAGTTAGACTGCAAAAACTCAGGCATTGTATCTTCCGCTTTCGGCGTGGTTTTCTTCAGATCTTTGGAGGAAATCAGAGTTTTCTCCTGATCGTGACTGTCTTATATCGCTCAGCCATGCGTCTTTAATGGCATTGTCGGCCATATTAGATAAATCACCGGCCAGTCTGGACTCACCGAGGGGAATTGCTAGCTTTGACGCCAGCTTGATTGCTAGAGATTTAACAAGCAATGGTGATAGATCTGATGAGATCACCTCTTTGATGTAAACTAAGCCGCAATGCTTAATGTTGCTAAGGATAAGACCAGGCTCCTTCTCAAACTTGCGAATTGGAACTGGATTTAGTGTGGGTGTCTCTTCTGAAAGCTCAAACAAATCCAAGACTCTTAGGCAGTCTTCTGGGATAATGTGAGCGTAAGACCACCCGAAATCTGGTGTTGCGCCGGATAGCGTCATTCTAGTTCTTTTCCGGCCTACTGACCACCTGTGCTTCTCCATGATCTCACGGAGCGTCTGGTCAAAGTGGAGCGAGACCTGCCGTGCCTCCTTGGTGTTTTCAGACATTGTTGCAATTGTCTGCTCTCCCAAATAGCCAAGCGCTTGGTTGGCGATGTCGATGTCAGTAATGATCTTGCTCATAAAAAGGAAAGGCCCGCCCGCCCCGAAAGACAGACGGACCCTTGTTAGTTGTTGCTATGGACTAGGACTCGCCACAAGGAATCTCTACAACCTTGATTTCCTCAAGGCGAGTGGCTCCTGCTGCGGCAGTTCCGCGAAGCTGGGCGGCGTCATTAAAGTCGTTACGCTCGCTAAGCTTGAACTTAGGATTCTGCCAAATATCAAGTGCTATACCTGACTTCACAAAAGCAAAGCAGGTGCGAACATTGCTTGCAACTGCAAGGCGCTCAGTGCGGATGAATTTAAAACCAAGGAATTGGTCAATCTCTCCATTAAAGAGAGCTGATAATTCTCCGGCGTAATCGCTAGAAGTAATTTTAGCTTCATCATAAAGACCGCGAAGGGCTTTGGCGTTAAGTACAAGGTAAGCGTCATCACCGTCAATGTCTTGACCGAATACCTCGTTTTCCTCCATAAGCTGTTTAGCATTAAGAATCTTTGTAAGGTTCATTCCAGCTCCAGATCCTCCAGTATCGACAGAAATAACTTGGCCGGTTGGAAGAGTTGTGCTTACTGCGCCATTGTCACCTGTTTTTGAGGTTCCTGTTGCGGCGGCAATAATAAGATCGTCCATCTTGCGGTTAAATCCTGCCTTAAACTCAAGGAAGGTTTGCGATGTGGGCTTTGATTGATCTGCAAGCCATACTTCATCAAACTCATCAAAGTGCTTAACAGCCTGAAACTTCTCAGGGTAGTTAGCACGCTTCTGAGTTTCGATTTCAGAGATCGCAGTTGCTGCAAGGCGGTTTGCGTTTGGCCCACCAAGTGACGTAACATCAATTGGCTTGATCTGGTCGCGGTAGTTTACTTCACCGGTACAACCGGAGTTGACGCTAACAGCGCCGCTAAGACGGCTATCGACCTGCTGAGCAAGGCGACGCCACTGGCTTTCAAATTTAGGCTGATACTGATCGATCAGCGCGAGTGTTGGACTAACTGGCATAATATTTTAAGGTTTAGGTTTTTGTTTTGGTTCACGAAGGCCTGACTGTGAACGGAAACCTCTAAAATTGGGGCAGCTAATGCTGGTAGGCCATGCGAGGGGCGTATGTAGGGCGGCCAAATTGGGGCTGTATAGACAGGTCTAGCAAGCTAGGTAAGCTGTCATGAATAGCCTTCTAAGCTAAAATATCAACTTAGTCAAATAAAAAGCCTCCCCCTCTGACATGACTTAGAGGAGGAGGCTCGGTGCTAGATGGGAAGAGAGAGACCACCTAGAAATTCGTTAAGCAATATCTCTCGCTTTTGCTAGTAAAGTATCAACGTGTTTGTGGACAGCATCGTCGCCGGCCATGAACTTAGCGTGCATTGGGTGCTGACTATCTTCCATGATTGCCTGAGCTGTCTCGGATGGTCCTCGGAAATCATCAACCTTAGCTGTCTGACCTGGACCTCGGTAGGAAGCCTCTGAGATTGCATCACTTAGATGAGCAAACATCCTAGTAAGCTCTGGACTATCAATCTGAGATACTACCTGCTTGACGCCTTCAATCTGCTCCTGACTTAGTCCAGCTTGGATTCCAAGCTTTTCGGCTGCAATAGTTGCTCCGTTAACGCGTGCATCGGTCTCAGTTCCAAATGCTTCTAGAAGCTGCTGTTTGCCGGCTTCTCGTCGCTCTTGGGCCTCTGCTTGCCATTGTTCGGCTTGTGCTGCTGCTGCTTTTTGAACAGCCGCTAGTCCGGCAGTAATTGCTGGTCCTGGCGCTCCTGATTGGATTAGGGCATCAACTACTGGAGTTGCCACCTCTTCAGTCCATCCGGTAGCGTTCTGGAAGCTTTCAAAGTCTTCCGGCATGACTTGGTCTGCGCTCTCTGGCACACCGGCAGCTTCACGGAATCGACTCCAATCCTCATCGCTGGCGTCTGCTCCTGGGTAACTGACTGACTTTGCTCGCGCTGCCGTCTGGTTATCCTTAAGCATCTTTGCTAGGTCAGATGGACTCTTGCCCTTAAAGTTCCGGTTAATGTAGTCAGCATCGACGCTGTCATTCTTAAACCGGTCTCCAATCTCTTGGAACTTGCCATCTGCATCAAACATTCCTGATGCGTCAAAGGTTGGTGGGGTTGATGGGTCTGAGCCGTATTCTTCTGTAGGATCAGCTACGGCAGCACCGCCACCAGCATCTCCTCCTTCTTCGTTTCTAATCAATTCGTATTGTCTCATAGATTCTCTTCCGTAAATAGATCGCCATATTCGTCTTTAAATTGTTTTGCACTCCAGTGTTCGCGTCTCCACTCAACTACTTGCTCTGACTTCCCGCCCATGCGTTTAGTAAAGTATTCTGCTGGAGCATCCTTTTTAGACCGTTTTGTTTTAGGCTGCTTAATAGAAACCTCAACCTCTACTGGTGATGCGTCACCGATCAGGCTTTCCAGAGTCTCTCGGAACTTCTCTTGCTTGTGGTGAAGACCTGTAACCTCGCCATCTACAAGCGTAGCAATCTCTTTCATGTCGGTCTGTCGAATGAACTTGTCGCTAACTAGTTTAAATAGTCTTGAATCAATCATCTGGGTTTCTTGGTTTTAGGTTCTCTAGTTCTATGATTACATGACGGCCACCTTCTCGTAATTTTGCGGATGTCTCGTTGTAATCGTCTTCTGCTTTGAACACCGGCTGGTTAAACTGGAATTTTACTTTCATCCATTCCAACAGCGCGTCCCCTTCTGTAGTAGACAGGAGAGTCTTAACAACCTTCCCGTTATGTGTATGTCTGTCCATTATTGCATCATGCCTTGAAGCTTCTCAGGATCGACCTGGCTGGCGTCTTTGGCAGCGCTGGCGGCTTGTTGAGCCATCATCATCTGCTGTTGTTGAGCCATCTCTGCTGCGCGGGCTTCGCGCTGTTCGATTACCTCTTGAAGATTCTTAATGACATCCTCAGAAATACCGTCATTGCGGGCGCTATCTCTAAGCATCTGGTCAAGGTCAAAGTTGTCGGCAAGCTCTGGAGCGATCTGAATCATTGGCATAATCCGCTCAATAGTGCGGTCAATAGCGTTGTTTTCGATCATCCTTATCGCTAGAGCGATGCGCGAGGTAAACTCAACCTTTGGAAGCGGCACGATACCGGCATTCATTGGGCCATCAGGGTAAAGCTTTACAGACTCAGGTGGGTCTGGGAATGCTCCTTCATTGAACAAAAGTAGGAACACGTTCTGGAAGATTGGTGTTAGCTCTGTAGTGATTTGGTTGAAATTAGGTAGGAATCGACGAAGAGCAGCGTTCTCAATACTGGCGAC